TATTACTATTAGTCTTTCTAAATAACTCAGAACTCCATACTAAGAAATTACTACTATTAATATCTTTCTTATCTTTATGCTCTGTATATAGATATAAGAATAATATTGATTGTATAAATGCTTCTATATCTTTAGTATATTTATCTGTAATTATTCTACTCATATAGAATCTACAATCAGCAAATGATATTTGTGCTAAACTCTTACACTGATTTATTCTCTTTAAATCTAATCCATTAGTTAATAATCCATTTACTATTGTATTAGTAACCACTTGTACAGAACTTGTATTATTCTCTATAGTATCATCTATTACTACTTCATCATAAGAATCTTTAGTTAGAGTAACTCTATTACCTGCAGCATAATTCTTCATATATTCACCACAGATATTCTTTAACATTGATTTTTGGTCATTTCGTATTCTTTGTATAAATCTAATAAATTCTAAATCAGAAGCATCTTTCATAAATTGCTTAAGGAACTTAAAAGAATTATTTATAGATAAGAATAATCCACCAAATACATGACCACCTTGTTTCATTATATACTTCTCTGATAGATTATCCATAGTATACTGCATAACTCCTTCATTAGCACCATACTTAAAGAATAAAGAAAATAATGATGGGTATACAGATAATGCATAAATAGCTAATGCAGTATTTAATCCTTTATCATCTTTTTTTAAGAAGTAATATCTTATACAGCAATAGAATACCCAGAATATAGGGTTACCTCTTAATAACTTAAAATCTGTTTGAGTAGAAATTTGTTTAGTAACATCTACTACTAAATCAGTTACATATTTAGGAGTAATCTCAAAGAGATTAAAATACATACCTTTATCGATATCACCAAATGGTATCATATGAATAGGTCCTGAAGTATGCAATTTTGTTGCGTTCCTGTCCATATAATTACCACAAATCTGTTTAAACTTCTTATCCCCTACAGTAGTAGAGAGTACTTTCTCTATTTTAGGATATAAGTTAGTTTTCATTATATAATTATTTTTTTCTTCTGCTTCTAAAAAAAGATCAAACTCATAATTATAATCATCTAGAAGCATTTCTACAAAGGTAGAAAAATAGGAATTATTTTTCATATTATTTACCTTCCTATGTTATTGCTTAGTTACTAAGGTGTTTTCAGAGGAAAAAAAGAAGACCCCTATTTGAGGTCTTCTTCTTTTTTATAATCCATCACATACTTACATGCAAACCATATTTGTATGGCTTGTAGGTAATATACTATGTCTGATACATCAGGAAATACGTCACTATCTGATACTACATCGGAATACTCTTTCTCAAGGTCGCGTATTCTAAACTTTCGATGGATAGCCACAGTACCTTTCACACCACCTGGTACATTTGCCTTAACAAAATCTAATATTTTAGATCTTATTTCATCGACCTTCGAATAATGAAGCATTACCAGAGATGATAACTCATCAGGTATCTTGTATAACTTCTTTATTATATCTTCTGGATTTCCCGTCTCAGAAAAGTTATCAAATAGTCCGATAACTTCATATAAATATTTGACCGCAACACTCAGGTCATCCATTAATACCCATTTCTTTGTAGCAATTTCAAGCTTCTTAGTTAAATCATCCCTTTCCTTCTTGAAACCGTCATTCATCACTTTTACATCATCAATACTAAACATATAGTCTCCAATCTCCCCGTCAAGCCTGATAGGACAGCTATAAAGTTACTTAATTATTTGGTACACAAAGATAATATGATATCGTTTTTTTTTTGATATACGGATAAAAAAAAAGAAGACCCCTATTTGAGGTCTTCTAAATAATGCTCGTACTCAAAAGCAGTTGCAACTGGTATGATTTTACCACACTTTACACAGATACAATTATGGTCATCATATCCGATTAAACAAAGAACTATAGAACCATCTTCTCTAATTCTCCTATGATAACAAGCGATACTACCGTCGTTAGAATAAGTTGCTATTGAACTTATTATTTTATTATCCATATTATTCTCCTTATCCCGTATAGTCGATAGAACATCTATTAAATTTATTATTTACACAATCAATTCCTGTATATCTATTATCATGATTTATCGTTTTCTAAATCATCAAATATATTATCTATATACATTTCAAGGGTACCACCTTTTGATGCATATTGAGCTATAAGATATGTATCTATCAATTCCAATGATCTCATTATTGTACAAAACTGACTTATTTTTACAATATCTTCATCAGCAACAGTATTTATACCTAATATTGATAATATATGTGCTAGTACATATTTTGTACGGTTTCCAGCCATCATATTAATAAAAGTATCGGGTACTATATCGAAAATAGATTCGTTTATCGCATCATCCAGTTCTGTTAATTCTTTGATATCTATATTATCTATGGTATCAAATAATTTAATAGAATCTATACTTATAAATTTGCTATGAAAATCTGATATATCACGTAATGACTTTTCTGAGTTAATATAATCAACCATCATTTGTATAATGAGATTATATTTTTTATCCCATAGGGATTTTGATGATACTATCGATTTATACTCAGTATCAACATCGTTAAGCTTACGCTCGAGCTCATCTTTTTGTAATATAAGATTATTCTCAACTTCCTGAGAAGCAGTTATTTTGTTATACATATTCATTAATTTATTCATTCTTTAAGTCTCCTCATAAAAATAATAAAAAGAAGACTCCTTATTCTAAGTCTTCTATCTCATCACATGCTTTGAATATTGCGTGGGTACTCACACCTTCAAAAATTAAATTATGTATATTATATACATCAATCTGCTCTATAGCCATCATCATTTTAGATACTGGTTCTATTAATGAGTAATCTATACAGTTGTGTATAATATTCATGTTATTAGTGTCATATTTTGATGTATATGTTAATAATTCAGCATACCTATATGGTAACATGTCATCAGCTAGAGATATAACTGCTTCTGACACTTCTTTAATCTCGAGAGCATCATCACCATAAACCCACTCATCTGCAAAGCAGGAAATATCTACTATACTTCTATATTCCATATGATATTCAATGATGTCATCAAATTTATAGTTTGATTCAGAAAGTTCATAAACCATATTTAATATTCTATATAGAATATTGACTGGATTATATCCATCTTTATCAGATTTGATAACAGAGTTAATAACAGCTTTAGCTTCCTCACTCTTGTTATCTTTCAATAAATCATATGCTTTTGTTAAGGCATCATATGCCTTATTCTTTGATGCTAGTTTAGCTAAGATAGTTTCTACATTTTTCATTTTTTTTCATTCCTTTCCTACGAATATATTATTATTAATTTCCAAACCATACTTTTCTATTATTTAATCCTGAACAGTAAATCTGATATAGGTGTATCTATACTAAAGAATTCATGTTGTATTAGATATGTATCAAGTATTTCAATACCCCTCATTATTTCAGATACCCATCGTACTAATACTTCATCAATATCTTTATGTATGATTGACATAATTGTATTATCGTATACTGATGAAGGTGGTATCAACCGATCATATTTCTCAGGAATTATATTTTTTATTATATCGATGATTACAACATTTGATTCCACAATCAAATCATGATTATCACCAAACACCCATTCCGTACCACCTTTTGAAATATTCAATAATTCAATATATGAATTATGATACATCATAACTTCATCAAGATTTCTCTCAGCAAAATATATTTGATTAACCATTTTTAATATTTTATATATCACCGTATTAGATTCTTTTTTCGGAACAGTGATTTTTATAAGTGTTGATAGACTATCTTTCGCATCATCAATTCTGTCCTCAGACAATAAGTTATAGATTAACTCATAATTTTCAACTTCATTATTTGTCTTTTCCAACCCTTCTATAATAGTTCCTATTTGTCTCATAAAATTACATACTCCTTTTTATTATTCATCAATGACTAGCAACCCATCTAACCACTCTGGAATATGATCTCCAAACAACGAAACCCACCCAGTATTTTTTGATATATCATGTATTTGAATTTTTACAAATGTACCATATAGACCACTTTCAACATATATACTTGTACAGCAATCGGTAGATGATTTACATACATCTACTTTATACCCATCTACTAAATATTGATACCTTGCGTCTATACCATCTGCATACTCATCATTTGAGTAAATTCGCTGTATCTTTGACATATTTAAACCCCACTTAATTATTCTTCACATGATCCATATATAGTGTAACAGCCATATACTTTTCATCATCAGACATTTCATCGAACGAATCATACCCATGTGTATGTGCAAGGTGCTTATAAAAATCCTCCCTATCCATACTATACTTTTCAGAAAAATACTTCGACATTTTATCATAATAATCCATCATTATTTCCACAATACTATCCATTTACCTTCTTCCTCCATATCATCTTTTATAAATTTACTATAATAACCTATCAGATTAAATATCATCAAATATATCTCAGAGATATATTTAACTTTATCAACATCAATTGGATCTAACAAATCCATTTTCTTAAGTTCAGAAATTATATTATCGGTACTATATTCAAAACTATCATCAGTAGTTTTACTCATATCCACATGTAGTGATAATGTGTCAATCTTTTCTCTAACTATATTATGTATAGATTTAACATATAACATATCTCGTAGATATATCATATATAGTTTATTTAGACCACTATATTTAATAGCCTTATCCAATACTGAATATAAATAAGAATTTGTTGGCTTTGTAAATCCAGATTTCCTCAGATCAAGTCCGCATAATAAATATACTATAGCTTTATTACCTGGATGGTGTCTAATAATCCCTCCAATGGAATCTTCTAAACTTGATATAGCACGTTTATAATATTTTATTATATCCACATCATTGGTGGTAGATATTTCTATATCAATACATCTTATATAATATTCTAATTGTTCATTACATTGATCTAATATTTGATCAATACCATTACTATCATCGTAAATCCTTGTATAATTTAACATATTTCCCTCCTTTATTAATTCAAACTGTATTACTGTAACATCTTCAATGACTTATCATAGTACGCATAAAGCCTATTTGTAATAGATAGTATCTTGCTGACATTCTGAGCCTTTTCCATATCAAGCTCATCGACCTTATTGAAGTTCTTAATCATAGTCATATCATTACTATCATCATAAGAAACCTTATCAAAATCTTCTATATTGGTAGTATATTTTTCAAGAGCGAATATAAAAGATCTCAAATAAACATTATCCCGGTTATACATATCGAATATACCATGAACAGATGCACTTAAAGCATTACCCAATTCTTTTCTTTTTCTGGAATACCCTTCTATAAGTTTGGCATTGGGATAATTCCAATTATCAATAGCATATAATATACCACTAATAGCATCAAACCCTGGGTTATGTTGATGAACCATTTCAATAGTTTCATCAATATTATCCAATGCATTATGATACATAACATTCTTTTCGCATACATTATCAACCAATCCATTATTATAGAACTTTTTGGCATCACGTAGCGAATCTAATACCATCTCAATGGTATACATTTCATCAAGCAACTCTTTTAAACTTAAAATAATCATTTTTAAAATCTCCTTTGTTACATAAAATATTATTAAGTTACATTAAAATAATATATTGGTATAATTGATAAATCAAATCAATTATACCAATATAAATTACATCATTTATTATTAAACGTATCCATTATGTGAGATATTAATTTTCCGTATATCATATTATCATATTGGAACTCTAATACAGATTTTCCATTATCGGTATCAAAAAATGCACATGTGTTATTGTATACTAATGCAAGACTATTAATACCTCTATCATTTCTACTTGTATATACTACACCCGGTACATCATTATAAACAAACTTAAAATAACTTACATCACCGTTTGGTATTAATTTGATGATAGAACCAACCATTGAGAAGATATCAGCATCTGATTCTGCTATATATGGTTTAAATTTAACCAATTCACATACTGAGTTATATGTGATTGTAGTATAATGCTTAAATAACATACCATCATATACTTCAAAATTTAAGTGTTTAAAAATATCTTCACCAATAACTTCACTGACCATATATGGATAATCATCAGTTATTTCATACTTGGATGATAGATACGTGGTTAATATTCTTGCAGTTATTATTTGATATATCAAATAATCATCCTGACTTCTATCCGTTTTAATATCACCAATATATAATACCATTTCATGTAATCCAATTAAAGATTTTAATATTGAATATTGAACTGTAACAATATCGACTTTTCTTTCCTCTTTTTCTAAATCCTGTTTAAGATTTTTAATATCCTCAGTTGTTTCAGCAATAAAATTAGTTTTTTCACTTATACAGTTATAAACTGCAACTATATCATATTTCATATTATATCTCCCTTATTTATTATTTTTACTATACAGTACTTTTGAGAATAAATAAATACTAGAGGAATTTTCTATGTTCCTCTAGTATTTAGTATTATTTACATATGTAAATCATCTAAGCTGTCATCTTCTAATCCATCATCATCTCCATCATTTCCATTCTTTGGATCTGGTTTGAGTTTTCTTTCTTTATTAATTAACGCAGCCTTATTTATCATTTCTTCGATATCATCAAAGTTTATCATCGGTAATTGCTCTCTAGCATACAATTTCTTGAATTCTCTTATTTCTGCATTTAAGCTATCAGGATTTTCTGCCTGACCTGGGTCTGGGTATAATAATCCTGTTAAGAATTCAGCCATTGTATTAAACTGACTTATTAACTCTGCTTTAGCATTAGCAGTAGCTGACCTTGGTTGTGTAAGAGTAAAATTAAAGTTACTTATTTTCTCTTCACCTATATTAGTAGACCATTTCATTATCCTCTTATACATATCAGTGATAATAGGATTAAAGTCTAACTGATAATTTATAACTCTAGCATTAAACTTAGAGTTATTCTGTTCTACTGTCTTTGCATAATCTGCTTCATTTAGATAGTTAAGAATAGCAGCTGGTACACCAGTACCTGTTATATATGCATTCTTTAACATCTCTAACAAGTCATTATTTAATTGAACATCTTGACCTGATAAGATTTCTGTTTCTATAGGTCTTTCACCACTTCTACCAGTAGGCATATAAACTGCATTACCATTACCTACTTTATTAATAAGAGTAGTATAAGAGAATAAATCAGAAATATTAATCTGTCTTGATTGTTGTAATCTTGCTATCTCTTGAACTCTATTTGCTAAGTTCTTATCTAATCCTGATTGCTTTATATAGTTAATCTTCTGGTCATTACTATACATAATAATACTCATAATCTTAAATAATAAAATCATTAAGTATAATTTAGCATAGAATAAAGATTTCTTTATCATAGATGTACCATTACCATCAATATCTTCATCTATTTTAAATCTTACTATATACTCAGCAGGAATAAATTGCATTTTTACTCTATTCTCATTTAAGTTATAATAATTAAAGCAATCTACTATTGCTTCTTTAAACTTTAAGTTATTTTTTAAGAATGGTTTATTGAATTGCTGTACAACTCTTTCTGCTAAACTATCAATAATAGTTTGCTGTCTACTGTGTTCATTAAATCTACTGAAATAAAGAGAAGATGAAACAGCACCAGATAATGGTGTTATATCTTCATCTTGTACATAATAATATCCAAGTACAGTATTCATTATCTTAATAGGAATAATTTTAGTTGGTTCTATCATTTTAACATAACAATCACCAATATCATCAAATTCTCCTTTTTTAGATATCTTAACTCCACCATCAGTTTTATTATTCTTAATAACTTTTTTGAATAAAGTATTATCTTCAGTAACTACATTATTATGCTGATTATTAATATACTCAATAGACTCTAATCCTTCTTCTAAGAATGGAATAGGAATATCATCTGTTGATATAATAATATTCTCCATAATATTCTTTAAATCAGATTTAAACTCATCTTTATTAATTCTATTATCAGAAGATTTCTTATCACTATATTTACCATTTTCTCTAATATGGTATTTATTATAGCAATCTTCTAAGAACATATCTAACTCAGTGAGTTTATTTTCTTTCTTAGTATCATTAAATCCTTCTAATACAGTAGACTCATTAAATCTTCTAAGTATTCCTGTATTAGTAACATTCCTTGTTTTTTGTTGTTGGAATTTATTGAATAATTCAGAATATGGAACTATATAAACATAGTACTCTCCATACTCCAGAGTTTTTGGAATAATAAAGTTCTTAATCTTTTCTAAGAGTTGGAACTTATTCTCCATATTTTCTACTATAGAATTATAATTGTCTATTTCATCATCGTCTATATTTTCAAAAGTAATACTTCTATTCAATCTTCCTTCTACAGTATCAGCAGAAATGATAGCATCTCTTGTTATCATTATAGCTTCTGATAATTCTATTAACTGTGAAGATACTTCATGTAAATCTGATTGTTGTAATAATCTATTTCTATATGCATCATAAATGAATGATTGCATAGAAGAATATTCATTACCAGTTAAATCATTAAACTGATTATTTAGTATATCTTCTCCAGCTCTATATTTATTATCCGCAGATACAACTTGACTTAGAAAAGAGGTAATATCATTACCTTCTTTTCCAGTAATACCAGTTAGCTCATTGGATAGGATAGATTGAAATTTATCATTAAGAGAATCTACATCAGAAGTTCTGTCTGTTCCATATAAAGATAGGTTTGCTTGACCTATTAAGTTATTTATATTAATTAACTGCTTTTTAAAGGAACGGTCAGAATCTATAGATGATAAACCCTCTACATCTAATTTACGATTTCTTCTAGCCATTTATTTCACCTTTCTTTCAAAGTGTATATTAAGCCTATGTTTTTATGGGGGTTATTTATATCCGTATATCAAAAAAAAAAACGATAATATATTATTTTCGTGTAATAATAAAATAATATAAATTTTGGTGACCACGACCAATAACGGTGGAGAGGAGTTTTTATGTTGTTTGAGAATTTGGTAGTTGAAGAGTACGAGTTTGGTAAAGATTATGCATTTGATTTTCAGGGTATTGGTTGTCAAGTCAACCAGTACAGAGAAGATGAAAATAATTACGAAACCCAATTGTACTATGGGGACAAATATATCAGATGGGGTCGTGTAAACGGAGAGATGTTCTCTCAAGGAGACGACATACCTTTCAGAGCTAACAAAGATTTCTTTGAAGCATTCACTGATTATTTCGGTTATGCATTCCCTGTGGTGCATACCGTATAACTTAAAGGGAAACTCTCTAGATTAATTTCTAGAGAGTTTCTTTTTTTTTTATAATTCTTCTTTAATTGTCTTCGGTAGCATCAGTCCAGTTGTAACCAAATCAGATTTCAATCCCATTCCTATCATATATGTATCAACAGCATTCAATGTTGTTTTATTGAATATATCATCATCCATATCTTCTAGTTTGGTATATCCATTCAATGCTATATCTCGTAGCATCTGTTGTTTCATAACAGAGTCATCAGCTCTAGCAGAATTTAATTCTTTCATTACACTAGGTAATCCCCAGTTAATAAGCATTATATTCTCCAAGTCAGATTCTCTACCATTCTTATCTTTACCAGTAACCTGATTAGTAATAGCAGACCTTTCACTAATATCAGTACTAATACCATTCTTCTTCATAACAGTTTGCTGAGTTCTCTTTTCATTAAGATAACCAACAGGAACTGGAGTTGGAGTTACAACAGCATTCTCTTTATCCATAGTAGCAAATGGAGTAACTACATTCTCATATAATGGAATATTAATTGATTTAGCGGCAGCTTCAATATCATCCATTGTTATAGTTCTCTCATAGTCTACTATATCTAAAACTAAATATGCATTTTCATTCTTAAAGAATTCATCAAAGTATCTCTTGAATTCATTATCACTCATTGGTTTAAACTTACTTGAATATTTTTTTGTATTAGCTCCAGATTTATCAAATGCTGTAAAGAATGAATAAATCATCTTTTCCATTTTACTTCTGCAACTACCAATATTCTTTGAGTCATATATTTCTTCAAGATGCCTCTTTAACTCTATAATACATTTATTTCCTAATGTTACATAAAGGATAGCCGGAACCATTCTGTTAAGAATAGAGTTAGTAGCAATAAATGTAGATACTTCTTCATCAGGTCTATATTCACTATATGGTTCATATCCTTTTGGAATAATTTCACATACAGTATTTTTTAGAGCTGTATAGTTAGCTATCTTACTTCCTACTTCCAATGGTTCTGTATGTTTAATATAGAACTCTATAAGAACTCCATCTTCTACTTTCTGTCCTTTAATAACACCATACATATTAGGGTCTATTTTAGAACTTGTTTCATTACAAAGAATTCCACATTTAACAACACTATCTTTTGCTTCAGGGTCATATTTATTTAAGAAATTCTTTTTTCTATTTATTTCAGTATAATACTTACTTACAATAGATTTTAGTGACGGAGATAAATCATCTAATTCTACAGTAGAATATATTTTAATATCTTCTATTATACCTGAATATTTTGATTTAATCTCATTTCTAGCTCCTTCTAATATATTCTCTTTATCTTCTTCTCCAAGATTAGCTAAAAGAGTATTTATACTTTCATCTTCATAAGAAGTATCAAACTGTATTAAAGGGTCCCCTATATTTATTTCTTGTCCTTTTTTAGCTATATAAAATACATTAGAGTTTCTTCCTACAGTAGCTGCTTTACAGAAACACATCTCTGTAGCACAATCCTGTGACATTTTCTCTGTAATAAATGTAGCATCTTCATGAGTATTATATGATGACATTAATGCCACTTTACATAATGTACCCATATTCATTCTACAGTTATTAAATTCATCATTAGTAAAGAAATCTTTATGATATGCTAAAACATCATTCTGTTTGAATTTACTTCCTACTTTCAATTTAGTCTCTAATTGATTAGATAAGAAGAAACCACCACCACCATTCTTTACTATATTAGGTGATAAATCAATAGCTCTACATTTACCTGATTTATATTTAGCTATCATTATACCTGTCTTTTCATCATAATCCACAATAGTACCATCTTCTTCTGCATTAACAGCAAAGTTAGATGTTACTTGGAATCTAGTTCTTTCTTCCATTCCATTTGAAATAAGAACTGGAGAAGATTTCTTAACAGGTATTACATGCTTCGACTGTTTTCGTTTAATTTATATCTATCGCATCTCTGTGTAGCCAGACTATATCTTCTACCACCAATCTATTACCAATTAATAGTAGCCTCCCGTTTCCATATATTACTATATGTACTCTACTCATTTATTCTCTTAGATATTTCTTCTAAGATATACTTTCGATAGTCGTTGAACCTTACTCTTACGAGTCTTGGCTGCTGATTGTCTAATCCTTAAGATTATCACACTATGGTACTTAAGGCTCTAAAGAGTTTCCAGCAATTAAAGAGGTTTATACGCAACAAACTCTATTGCGTGTCCCAAGCGGTTGGGGTCGTCGATAGCATTACATAATGGCATTGTCATTTCACCAGCACTATATAAATTAACATCATTTAAACTATTCAAAGTATTAGTAGTATCATCTACAATACCTCTAATATTAGTAACAGCTGGTTCCATAGTAAGAGTTCTTGAAACTCCTACGCTACCATCTGGTGATGTATTTGCTGCCATTATTCCTGTCATTGATTTATCAAATGAACGTCTCTCAATTGTATAAGAATCGTCCAAGTTTACTCCTCTAAATCCTTTAGTAGAAACAGATTGTAACTGTTCCATCTCTAATGTAGGATTAAGAGTAGAATAATCTTCCACAGTTTTCTGTGCAAGTATTTCTTGTATTACTGCATTTTGTGGTACTGTATATTTTTTAGCACCATTACTATTTCTATAATCTACATAATTCTTTGCTAATCTTTCATAAAGAATAGCAGGAATTATTTCTCCACATCTTATTCTAGATAATCTCTGGTCTATCTGTTTAGAATACTGAGAATCTGCTAATAGATTAATAGCGTAGATATATAACTCTACTATTTCAGTAGGTAATTCTAATTGCTCCAATACATCTATTGTTATTGGGTCTAATACGAACTCATAGAAGTTCATTAAAGCATTCTCTGTAATAGCACTACCATATACTTTAAGAATATATTCACTATAAGGAGTTTTAGTATCAAAATCAGCCATTAGATACTTCTCAGTTTTAAACATTCTTAATCCATTAAGAATTAATGATATAGGAATATTCTGTTCATATATCATATAGCAATCAGAGAATTTTATATACTCTTCATTTGGTTTAAGAGCTTTCTCTAATTTATCCACTACTCTATATTGAACTTTCATCATTTCTAATAGTTTACTAAGTCCTGCCCAGAAACCTAATAGCATACCAACATACACATTCTGTTTCATTATCTTAACTTTAGCAAACATCATTCTCTTAGCAGATTTAGTTTTATGATACTGAGTTTCTAACTCTTGTGGTAGACAAGATACTATTAAATCTGTAATAGATAATTCTTTATCAGTTAATTGAGTATCTATATCTATAAAGATTGGTTCTCCTTTTACCAATCCTATAAAGATATGATTCTCTGGTATAGCAATCTTATTATCCACAGTATACTGAATAGCTTGAGATTGATTAAAGTAAATCATACTTCCTTTATACTTGAAATATGAATACATCTTACTATACTGGTCATATTCTATAGTAGTAATAAATTTCTTATTATTAGGGAATTCATAACCTACCTTAAATGCTTCTCCTAATATATCTTTATTAGCTACTATTAATTTCTTCATTCTTTCTACTGAAGAACTATTAGCTCCATCTTCTCTTTCAATAGTCATCTTAGAATAATTAGTAACTATCTCTACTTTATTAGGAGCTATTTTAACTACTGGTAAATAGAAAGATTGGTGTTTAATAACTTTCTTATTTCCACCTATATACAAAAATCTATTATCTATAAATTTAGGTATATCTACTTTTACAGTATGCCTATTTCTATTACCATCTTCCATATAAATAGTATAAGTATCTTTATAGTTTAACTCATCAGAGCTATCTTCTATTTTAATATCTCTTATAAATAATGGAATTGATTTATCATTCAATGCTATGAAAGCATCCATTATATCTTTTTCCATCACTTCTTTAATATAAGTAGTATCAAGATTACTAAATCTCATTTTACTCATATTCTGATTAGTAGTAGTTAATTTATCTGAAATATCAGTTACTGGTATTTTAACATCTTTAGTTTTAATACTAATGATTTTATCCAGAGTCATATTCTTAACTTTAAGATTTTTCTGGTTCTTTCTCAGTAACTCATCTCTTGCTGTAGAAGCTGTAGATTTTTCTACTTTATCACCATTCTTATTCTGATAATAAATCTTCTTAAGAAGTTCATGGTTATCTTCTACCTCTTTCTTTATATTACCAGCTACTTGTACATTAACCTCATCTTCATTTGTTGTATCAGGTGTTACTTCAGAAACTGCTTTCTCAACACTCTTCTTTGCTACTACTTCTAATTCCTTATCAACTTCATCTGTCTTAGTAAGTTCTTTAAGTTCTTCATCATTAGTAATAACATCTGGTGTTTTATCTACTTTAACTACAGCTGTTAGAGCTAATGAAGCATTTGCTACTAATTCACTATGCTCTATTTCTTTCTCATCTATTGAATGAGTTATCACTTCATCATTAACTACATTCCTCATTATTCTATTCATCTCTACTTTAAGAGTCATATAATCTTTCTTTGTAAGTAAAGATGGATTTATCTTCAATACTCTATTCTTTACATAGAAATAGTAGTCTATATTAATATCTGTTAATAATTCTGGTTTCTTATATAAAGTATAGAATATGATATAAAGAGGATTATTTAAGTTCTCTTTTAAGTTTTTACTAAGTTTATAATTATTCAAGTTACATACTACAAACTTAGTATTTCTATTAGGAAATTTTATACTATAGATTTTCTTCATATAATCCCAGTATAATTCAATATACTTTAATGGAATTACTTTAAAAGCTAAGCTTGTAAAGATTTCTATATATTTATATAAATCATAATAGATATTTTTATTATCAGAAACAGACTCACTTAATTTAAGTTTAGGAATTAAATTAGTTTTGTCTTTAATCTCCTGATATAATTCTTTTCTCTCCTTGGATAATCTATATCTAAATTTCTTAGTATGTATTTTACCTTGGTAAAGCATATTAAAATAGTATAGGGGATAATTAATACCACCGATACAATTATCTTTATTATTAATCACATCAATAGTTTCTTGTAGTGAATGGCTATAAACCATTGCAACATTTCCTCTACCTCTTTTAATACTACCAAAAGGTAAATAAATTTGTCTGGTATAAGTTTTCAGGTAGTCTATTTTTTCAGCTTTAACAGCTTCTGTAAATACATCATCTTCTGTTGAAGTATTTATATCATCTACCTGACTTTCCATTATAGTACGAAATAAATCGCTCATATCTCGGGTTATCCTTTCTATAAGGTATTATCTTTGTGTTTTTGGGTGGTTAAACTACTTATACATATTATTAAATAACAACTAAAATTGTTATGGTTTCTTTACATAATGACTCCTGTGATATATAAATAATAACTAGATAAGGAAGTATTATCCTTATCTAGTTATTAATATTTTACATATAATCACTCATACTTTCAAGAAGTATATCATAACAATAATCAGTACTCATATTATCTTCTAATGCTTCACTAAGTGTAGTATCAGGTTTATATTCTGGTATGTTTACAGTGTATTCTGATACACTTTCACCAGCCATACAACTTTCGTTAAATTCCTCACCATGATGCTCTTCACCAGTAATGATATTTGCTTTCATTATAAGATAAATACAGAAGTTTCCTGTCTTAGGACATCTAGAACATTCAACCTGTATCTGATACTTCTTTGTATTATTCTCATCTATTATATCGCATATACGGTCATATTTACCAATAACCACATCTTTATATACTGATAGATAATTCTTAACTCCTTCAACAGGAATTACTTCAAGTAATCTACAACCAAGTATAAGTAAACTATCATCATCTTCTTTTTCAAAAGATGTAATATATCCTTTACTCTCTACATTAGAAGCTAAGTGTACAAGATGATTAAATATTTCTACATACTCATCTGCAAGTTTTTTACCTACTGGATAATCTCTTTCAAGTTCTTCTGTAGATAATAATTCCAATTCATATTCTCTATTGAATGGCTTTATAATATTCTTTGTATCTCTTTTAATGAATTTAGCATCATTATTATATAATGCATTTGCTTTAATCATTGTACTTGTAGCAACACCAGTTGCTTTTATTTCTTGTACATTAATAGCATTCAATAATCTATTAATATCTTTATTTCTTTCTTTTGTACCCACATTAGTAACATACTCAATAGCTCTTTTAGTATCATCTGATGATTGAGCTATTACACTTCTTAACTTCTTCTGCAGACTAATAAGATTTCTTACTATATCAAATTCTTTTACATAGTTCTCATAAGTAAATGGGAGTAATCTCACAGCATAAAGTTTATACTTCATCTTATTAATAGATGATAATAAGAACTGTGTTTCACTACTAATGTAATCAACAGGAGCAGAGTCTTCTGGGTCAACTACATCACCAGACTCATCCCATTCTCTTATAAACTCCTCTTTACCAAGAGGTACTCCATTTATATCAACTTGTGGTAACATAGTACCAACAGATTCATCTAAATACGGATTCATTATTTTTCTCCTTTCTTAGATTTTTTATTTGTTCCAGTATCCTCAGTCTTTTCAGATGTTGGTTCTTCATCAACTGGAGCACTATCGACAACATCAGTTGTCTTTTCTTCTATATTACTTACAGCTACTGTACTTGGTATTACTGGTTCAGTAGCTTTCTTATGGTCATTTGGATTTACTCCAAGAGTTCCCTCAAGATATTCAATCCTACTTAATAACTCATTAATAGTATTCTCTAATAGAATATTTTTTGCTCTTAACTGTTCGTTAGTTTCATAATACTTAGCAAGAGTTTCTTTCTTAACTTCTTCCATAGCATTAATAGCTTCATCCATTCTATTATTAACATTACTACTTGTTGAATTCATTAATGACCTTGTATGATATTTAGCATCTTCAGCTATTCTCCTAGTATTAACTTCTGGACCTAGTTCTATTTTAGATGCTCTAAACATACTATCAGTTCTTAGTAACTCACCTATACTAGTATACTTATTCACTTTCTCATTTTCTACCAAATAGTAAATATCACCTAGTCCATCACCAGGTTGTTCTTTACCAAGAGTAAATACAAGACAGTTAGTATGTAAGTCGTTACTATTTATCATATCATCATATGTATCAAACGCAAAAACATGCATAACAGGTTTCATATCTATTACCTCATTTCAGTTTGGATTTTATTCTATTGTGTTTAGGCATAAAGTAAATATGATGATAGATGAAATAAATCATCTATCATCACTTTATATATTTAATTAGGTGCTGTATGTGGAAACGCTCTTAACTCGTTCATTAGACCGCTTACATAACTATTTCCGTTTTCTCTTTTATATGTCTCATATCGCTCTTCGATTATTTGCATTAAATGGCTGTTGACATATCCATCACTTTTTGCTTGATAATAACAACTGACTATAAAAGACTTTATAGACTCCTTATCCGACGAGATAAGGACATCTAATTGGTCTTTATTTGCGTTTATATCTTTTCTGAAATCAGACATAGTAGTATTTAACTCATTCATCTTAGTTTCTATCATACTATCCTGGTCTTTATCTTTCTGCTTTGTTTCTTCAATCATAACAGTGAGATTATCAATTTTACCATTCAATTCACGTTGTGTCTCAGCGTATTGTTGAGACATGAATTCTGTATTATCCTTGAGTATTTTAACTTCTCGAATCATCTCAGAGATATCGTCTTTAAACTTTCTATCAGTCTCTTCTTTGCGAGTCATATCAACTATTCTCTGTTCATATTCTTTCTTAAGCTTCATAATACTGGTAACTAATGCAGTTATTAATCCAACACCACCGATTGTAACTGCTAATATTGTTCCCAGGTGCCCAGGGAATGAATCAAGCCACTGTAGAAATTCACTTTCCATATAAATTCTCTACTTCCTTTCAATAGAGATTTATCACAATCCACTATATGGATATTAGATTATGATTTATATGGTTGTTTTTGGTGCATCTGACACAATACGATTGTCTCTTCATCATCTTCCAATAATCTTTTCCTATATTCTTCTAACTTATTACCATATTTTATTGACATATAAAGTCGTGTTATCGAAATTATACTTATATAACAAATTAATCCAACTATCAGCAACAAAATCATATCAAATATAAAATACACTATTTTTCCTTTCTGAGAAATATCTAATCTATTATTATATTAATGAAGTTAGCCAAGGGGTACTGTTCCTTATCATTCTTAAACGATAAGTCAATAATATCCACATTGTATGATGAAAACATCGAATTGTGTGTAATTAAAAATGATTGTTCTGCATTAATTCTATCTATCTGATTTTCCAATACCTTGATAAATTTTTCTCTATTATATAAATCAAGAGGACCATCAATTTCATCCAGTAGCATAATATTATAATTAGTTAAAACCTGTCTTGACAAAGCAAATGCTATTGCTAATGATAGAAAACTTAATTCTCCTTGAGAAGCGTATTTTACATCATTTAATCTCTTTCCTTTATTAAAAAAAGGAATTGAAAACTCTGTTGGAGTTATATCAAATGAGTCAATATAAATCTTACCGTCATACGCTATATCCAATAACTCATTAGTTATCTCTTCAGTATTCTTCAGATAATTACTAATAAAGTATAATGGCATTCCTTGTTTAGAAGATAATGCATTCTTTACGAATATCATATCATCATATATCTTATTCATACTACTGATATCTTTCCTTATCAACTTATATTGCTCTAAATTAATAATCTTAGATTGTAGTAAGTTACTTTTGTTATCTATAATATACTTTAATTTATTTATTTCGATACTTATTGTATCTTTATTTGATTTATTTTCTTTATATGTGTTATAATCCTTATTATATTTCTCATATAAAGATTTAACTTCATCAAATCTTTCTAATGTATCTTTAACGTCTTTGCAAACATCTAAGTCATTAGATAGAGTCTTAATGTCCTCAGTAATAGTTAAATTAGTATTTCTCCAATTAACGATTTTACTATTTTCTTCTTCTATAAAGTTCTCTGTATCAGATATTACTTTATTCAAATACGATGAATTACTTATACTACCAAATTTATTTAAGAACTTTTCTTCTCTATTATAATCTGCTAGTAAATTTATATAATTATCATATTCTGTAACTATCGATAACAAATCATTTATTTTCTTCTCATTATAGATATAAGTAAGTTTTTCTATATTATTAAAGATATTCACTGTTTTAAAATCATCTCGTATGTCTGGTGGTAATAAATCAATAATATCCTTATAATTAGAAAAATTCGGTATTATGGTATTGATATTATTGTAAACAAAATTCATATCTCTATAAAAAGATTCATCTTTATTCTTTTCATCGATATTATGATTTTTGATTATATTCTGAATTTCATATAGTAGTTTTCTAGCTTTACAATCAGTTACGTCACAATCAAGATGTATATCATCTTTACCAATGTTAAACCTCTCTGATATCATAGAGATAAACAAAGAAGTTTCTCTATTCGATTTTTCATCAATATCTATTAAATGTGAGTTAATATAATTAACCACATTTTTATTATCTTTCATCAATGATAATACTTTAGATATAGGTAATTTACCAAACTCATATGTTCTATTAAGAATAAGTTGAGTATTTTTGAGAAAGATTATAAAGCTCTCTAATTCTTCCTTAGATATACTTGGTTTATAGTCACCTAATATGTCTTCATACTCTCGTATTCTTTTTCTCATATTGTTTAAATTATTCTTTATACTATTCAACTCCTTATCACTATTCATCTCTTTGGATAATTGAATTTTGTATTCTTCTAATTGGTTATTTAAATTATCTAAATGAGATAAAGAATTCTGGATAAGAATGATATTACTATTATGAGTATTTTTTAATGAATTAATCTGATTGGTTAATTCATTAATTTTATCTCTATAATAAGTAACATCATTATTCTCTAATAAATCTTTCTTATTAATAATACTAAGCATCTTATTATATACCTTAGTAGTACTGGCTAAATTATCTCTTAGATTATCTAAATCTTCTATACTATCAATGATATTATCATAAACAGCTAATTTGCTATTATAATCCATAAAAGATTTATTTAAATCTTCTATCTCTTTTTCTAAATCTTTTATTTCTTTTTTATATTCATCTTTATCAGATATACCCAATTTCTTTTCTTTATCAATTGAATGGGATATCATTTCATCTAGTTGTCTCAGTTTATTATTTACTGATTTATAGTACTCTAAAAATATCCCTATATCATCCATTATCTTTCCCATGAAGTTTTTTCTTTCAGTAGGAGTTAATTCTATTAAAGAAGTTACATTACTTCCTAATCTTATTAACTTAAGATAATCAGACTCTATTCCTAATTCTTCTCTCACATACTCTTTGAAAGAAGATACATTTCCATTTACGTTTAATTCAACACCATTCTTCTTTATATAACTTTTAACAGAATGATTTTTATCTTTATGATGAGTATAGTAATGCTGTATTATATATACATCACCATTTTTCTCTATGGTTATTTCTTTAAAACCATCTTTATCACTTAATATCAAATTAGTAGAACTTCTAACATCTAAGTTACCTACATCTGCAAATGGTTGCATCATACTTAGTATAGAAGTTTTACCAGAACCATTAGGTCCTATTAGTATACATATCTTATTTTCTGTAGTAGAAAAATCTATAAATATTTTATTTGTATCTAAGGCATTCTTAATTGCCGTAAAATTCTCGAGTGTTATATTTAATATTTTCATAATCCCTATAATTTCCTTGAATATATTAATATTTAAGTTGAAAAAACTATAACAGTTTAGTAATCTTAATCGTGGGAAAATCCCATGGAATAGAAATGGTAAATATTTTATGTAACATCCTATTTTATTTTTCCAAAACGGACGTGATTGTGTGAATCCGTGCATCACACATATAACGCTGACAAGAACCTCCTTTATTTATCAAAACAACAAAACCAGCCATTATCTATTCCGTGTTTACTATATATCGCCAACTAAGATAGGTAGAGAATATAAATTATTCTCTACCTATCTTAATTTTATTTTAGTTTATAAAGAGTTTTAATCAAGTTATTGATATACTCAATATTTAAGCAAAGCATAATAGTATAAGTACTATAAGTATTTTGCTTTATGAAGTTAATTTTTCTCTGTTCCCAGTCAATAGTATATTCAATACCTTCTGTTATCATCTTTCCTTGTTTTCTTATCTTAATATCAATAAACTCAGAATATAATAATCCATTTGCTTGATGGTATTTCATACACTCTCTAATAGACTCATTCAACATCTGGTCGAAGTCTACACTATCATTTATATCTTCTAATCTACAACTTCCTCTATTATATAACTGCCAACCTTGTCTTAAATTCAAATCTTCTTTTAAGAATACATCAGTGTATACTGGAATAATATCAGAATCTTCTGGATGTATAATAGGCATTTTTATATCATGTAGATTATCACTGAATATATAATAGAAACCAGTTGAGTTAAACTCTATTCTTACAGTAAAAGAAAGAGTATACTGGTCCATTATACTACCAACTCGATCACCATCATCTTTATCCAAATCAGTAATAATAGTATCTATATTAACTGGATAATATCTAAAGAACTCTCTTCTTTGAGTAGAACCTTGTAGTTTATATGTAATAGGATACATTGATTTTCCATTCATATAATCTAAAAATTCTTTAGTATTTCCTTTATCATCAGTTACTGGTATCTTAACGCAATCAGATATTATTTGTAACATATCTTCTGGAAGATAACTCTCTAATGCTGTTTGTAAAAAGAATGGTTTATCTATTCTTATAGCATTCTCTAAATAATGATAATAATCTAATTGTTGCATTAATGTAGATAATACTACTATTACATCTACATACATAACAGTACGATTTAATTGATATTTCATCACTAAATCATTCTGTTGGTCTTCAAAAAATGGTTGTAAGTTAGTAGCACCCCAAGTAGAATACAAATCAGTTTGTCTTTCTATAAGAGTAGTTCCTTTAAGAAATCTATCTTCTGATATACCAGGGATTCTAGGTCTAAATATAATCATTGGTTTTGTTTTCTTAACAAACTCATGTGGTGTACTTCGTAATTGTCTATGAGCTATCTTAGAATTAACATGGATAGTTTTAAACATATTTTCTGGGAAAATAGACATAATCCAATTTTGTATAAAGGCTAAAGCATTACCATAAGTATGAGACATACTTGACATAAGAGCGACATACCTTTTATCAGGTTTATGAACTTCTTTCTGACAGTACATCTCCTCTAATTTCTTTTGCCTTTCTTTTTCTTGTGCTATTCTTTCATAAAGATACATAAGTAAATCCTTTCTATATCTTTCTAGTTATGGGTTTGTTTTTAGAGGGGTATTTAATCTTTCTTTATTTTACAAATCACTAATAGTTACATAATATCTATATGTAAGTAATAATAAATTTATTTTAAGAAAGGAGATAAGAAATAAATAATACTAAATTAGATACACGAATTACATTCACTTTATTAAAAAATAGAAAGGTTAATAACATGAGCGATAATATTATAACAATACACGATATATTGAAAAAGATAAAAGAAAAAACTGAATATATCACAGGAAGATCATTACCAAATAGTATTCTTACTACATCTGATAAATCGACAGATACAACTTCCGAATCTATAGCAAGATTTAATTCAGTTATGGAGTTGGTTGGTAGCTTAAATACTGGTAAATATGATGATGACAAACATAAAGGATATATCATGGATACTATATACCACACAATATTACTAATGCTAGAACATTATAAAAGTATAATGAACTTTAAAACAGTATCACGCTTATATAATACATTATGTGAAATATATGATATGATTGATAAAATAGCAACATGTAGTGAGGTATCTGTACTATTAGATTACATTTTATGGATTACATACACAGCATATTGCCTGAGTAAAGATAATCCAGATGAATCAAGAAAAATAAGATTTGATGTAGATTATGCTATTGAAGTACTAACTATCGAAGTTAGTGATATAGACAATATTGAATATATACAAGATATGATTGGTAGACTTGATGAATATTTTATGGATATTCATTATTCTATTAATGATGATAAGACATATTTCGATAAAATGTGTATATTAAATATGAATGATTTTAAACAAAAGAAAACTATTTTCTGTATCGTTGGCGAATCGGGTTCTGGAAAGGATACTCTTGTCGAATATACTCTAAAAGAGTTTAAGATTCGACCAACGCCTGTTGTTTTATATATAGATAGAGAAAAGCGAGAAAGTGAAACATATAACCAAGTTGGAGATACTAGATATTGCACATTATTATCAGATTTAGAAGAGTCTGATATCTGTATCATAAACCCAAATGGGTTGAATGAGCTAAAAAGTAAATATGGTGATAGATTTAATTTTGTTATCGTATATATAGATTGTCCATACACTGAGCGTAGAAATAGGTCAGAAAATAGAAGTGACTTTAACTCAAGTTTTGAGAAGAGAGCCTTAGTTGAATCAGAACAATTTTCAGAGTTACGTGAGTCACATGGATATGATCATGTGATCGATAACGGTACTATATCTACTGTATACAAGAGTGCAATGGCACTATTTGATATATTTAGATATTACAGAAAAGATATGAGATAAAAAAAAATAATCATATGATGTATTTTGAGATTAGGATTTATGTCCTAATCTCTTTTTTATTTATTTTATAAATCACTAATATTTACATATTAATTATGTGATAAATTAAGAAAGGAAAATAAAGTGGGATTTTTAAGTAACTTATTAACAAAAGAAAAGAAACCCATCAATAGGTTTCAGCTAATTAAGAAATCTTTCAAAGACAAGTGGTATGATAAAGAATTAGATTCTTTATTTAACACCAAACAACACACATCTGCTGAAAGATTACTACACCAAATTGTAACTTTTATGGTAGACCTTGTATACGATATAGTGTCAGCACATAATGATATTACTATACTGACATATCCTACATACAACGGTGATTATATGTATACCAGCATATACGAATTAAATAAGATTTTCTCATTAGGAAAAACCTGTGAACGTGATGTATTTAATTTATGTATCAACATAAGTAAAGTGTCAATAATGATATGCAATAATATGGAAAATATTGATAACTGCGACCATATACCAGGATTACTTAATGACTTAGAGTCGGTATTATTAATATTAGGCGATCATGATATCGAAGAAGTGTATAAGGGTAAGGTATCATATACTAAAACAGACCTTGAGTTACTATCAACTAAGTTCTATAATATTTATGCATCATTACATTTAATAAATAAAGATGTTGTGTATAAGAACAAGGTTTATAGAAATCAAGTAAAGACAACACATCGCTATACCGACGACCAATAAAAATATTCAATGAAAGGGAAAGCAACATGATTAGAAAAGAAGAATTTAGTAGAAGAAGAACTCCAGATGTATACACTAGAAGAAATGGTAAACTGGAAAAGTTAAATGAGAAGAAACCAAATAGTGAACTCATAGAGAGAATGGATTGCATTATCGATAGACTTGATAAAATTACTGGAGCTGTTGAAAAGCTGGTAGATAATTGTAATATCGAAATACATACAGATTTTGATAAACTGAATCAAAAGGTATCTGAAAAGTATAACAACAAGGAATCTAATGATGATTATGGCAAAACTGATAAAGATAAAAGTACTACTGACAACAGTGGGCGAACAGATTGGTTAGATGGTATGTTGGATGCTGCTTTAAAAGTAGATTATGAATCATTATTCAATGATGATTATCTATTAGAATTAAAACGTACTCTAGTATCTACACTCACTAAAGAGCAAGATAAGGAAATAATGGATGAATTATCATTGAATGATTCAGTAAATAATAAGCCAATACATTCGGACGATTTAGATACCAGCTCATTACAACTTGATAACCTAATGTATGAAAGAAATTATATTGACGAGGTAATACAAAGAATGTATCCAGATGATTCAGACGAAGCTTTAGACTTATATAAGGAGTTAAAGTTATGCTTAAACAAAATTTGGTCTAAGGAGTCAAATGATAAAAAACCTAAGAAAACTATATTCTGTATATTAGGAGAATCTGGTTCTGGTAAAGATACTCTTGTTGAATATACTTTAAAAGAGTTTAAACTTGATTTAAGACCTGTGGTATCATACACAGATAGACCAATTAGACAAGGTGAACAGAATGGTAAAGAGCATATATTTTTAAGCAAAGAAGAAATGACTGAATTCTTGAACTCAAATAAAAAAGATATAGCTGCATATACTCAGATAGGTGAAAGTGGATATAGATATTGTGCTATGACATCTGTAATAGATAGAAGTGATATTTATATAATAGACCCTAATGGGTTAAAAGAATTTAAAGAAAGAACTGGTGATAGATATAATATAGTATCAATCTATATTGATTGTCCTCTAAAGGAACGTAGAAAAAGAACAGAGGGAAGAAGTGATGCTGCATCTAAGTTTGAAGCTAGGGTAGCTGCAGAATCCGATCAGTTTGCTAAATTTAGAGAAGAGCATGGCTATGATCATGTGATTGATAATGGTTCTATGTCTACAATATACAGAAGTGCAATGACGTTGGCTGATATATTTAGATATTATAAGGAAGATGCAAAATAAAAAAAAGATAGGGTGATTGATTTCACCCTATCTTATATTTTTTTATCCAAATAGCATATTTACATATGAAGATAAATCTACTGGTTCTTCTTTAGGAAGTTTCGGTACCATTTTTATATTAGCATATATTATATGGTCTAAGAACATATTCAATGTATCATCATTAATAATAAACTTCAAATATGTTAGAGCATAACATGTCATCAATACATCTGGATTTGATGCATATATTGTATTTGTATATATTTTTGGGTTCGATCTTATAAATGCAATAAATAATGGATTAGTTGATCTCTTATTATGTTTTATATGCTTTCTTAATTTCTTACCATACTTATACAAGAACTCAGATAAATCCATATCAATATCACAACCTCTTAGTTTACCAAGACCGATGCAATCAGTACATTCAATATCAGTAGTAATTGCGATATATGCTAATTTCAATATATCATCTAGAATTCCTACATTACTACGAGTTCTTCCAGTAAATAAATTATATTTACTACCCCTCTTTACTCTACCTACTACTGATTCAATAAGTCCTCTAAGTTCTATAACATCAACTCCTTTACATAGTGTCATAGTACAATTATCAACATCTCTAATATTATCATACCAATCATAGTTCTTATTAAGAACATCATCAACCATTGTAGCACAGGCATGATATGCTCTTCTATTTTCATCAATAGCAGCTTTATTTTTACTATGCGACCGAATATCATATCTATTCGTAGTTATATCTCTCAACTTCTTTGTATTACCTAACAATGAACTACATACTAATGTAGCAAACCTTGCTCTAAATATAGTATCTGTTATCTCTAGAGTATTTGTATGCTTCCATTTAAGTTTGCTGGAATTTATGAAATCTTTATCTCTCATACATATACCATTATTCCACATTCCTATCCGACTGAAATACATATCTGAATCTATACCATTTAAAATACAGATTAATTTAATAAGTCCTTTAGTTACATTTGCATCTATATGCTTCTTTTGTTTCTTTAGTTTCATATTATTATTCCCTTTCTATATGAATATATTTAATTCTACATAAATAGTATATTACTATAAATATCGATATATCTAATGAAAACAGAATTTTAAACTATAACATTTGAAAGGTAAATGCTTATGTATAATTTTTATGACGATTACGAGTATGATAGCTATTATGAGGGTGCTAACCTTGATATAAGAGCTAA